TGTATGGTCAGATATCGAGGTGAAGAGAAGATTGTCAAACCTGTGAACGTTTATGGGGGTGTTGATGTAGCCTCTAGTTTAAGCTCTACAGCAGATTACTTCGTAATACAAAGCATTGGTATCGACTTTGAAGGTGTCAAATATGACATAGAAACCTTTCGTGGAAGGATATCAACAGATAAACAGCCCCATCATATTATTAGCAGGTTTAAGAAGTATCATCATAACAAGATGAAGATTGAGACAGTTGCCTATCAGGAAGCCCTGAGGGTAGCTGTAAGGGAGCTTTGTAGAGAACAAGGCATACACATCCCCGGCATTGAATCTGGTATAAAACCACGTAATTCTAAGTCAGAGAGGTTGTTATCTTTGGTCCCTATGTTCGCTAGGGGGCAATTTAAGTGGAGAGGTGACAACCTTGAAGGTCCTGCTGAGTTTGTTAGTTACCCCAAAGGAAAGAACGATGATATCATGGATGCTGTGTGGATTGCACTACAGAATTCACGACCATGTAAACATGAAAAAGTCGTTGATAAAGGAAAGAAGTTTAAAAAAGTTAAAAAAGTACTTGATTGGATGACCATTTAGGTCGTATATTACCGCCTATGATAAACGCAAAAATGAGCATAGTTGATGAAACGTTACAATTAGTTAATGATTGGAAGAGCAAAGCTGACCCTTGGAGAGCTAAAGTTCGAGAGAACCAGATGTTCAGATTTGGTGAGCAATGGTCTCAAGAACAGAAAGACCAAGCAGCTTCACGAGGTTTGTTAACAGCAGTTGTAAATCGTATACACCCAGCTGTTGAATCTGGTAAAGCCATGATGACAGCACATAGACCCTCCTTTAGAGTAGCCCCAAGAGAAGATTCAGATAACAAAATAGCTCACATTTTAAGTGGGCTTTTAGCTTTTATATTTGATAAGTCCAATGGTATCATGCATACGAGACAAGCTATTGATGATTATTACACAGCAGCTATAGGCTATCTTGTCATAGATTATGATGCCACGCAGGATATGGGTAAGGGTGAAGTCACTCTTTCCACAGAAGACCCCCTTGACGTTATAGTTGATCCCACCTCAAAGAATCGTTTATTCGATGATGCCAATGATATCTTTGTGGTTAAGAGAGTTACCAAATCAGTTGCTAATGCAATTTTTAAAAAACAAGGGAAAAAAGTCAAAGAAGCTAGTGGTGATTCATTTACTCAAGACCCCGGAGCAGATGTTGTTTCAACAACTGGGGATGTGTTCTTTCAGGAACATATTGGGGATGTATCAGATGAAGAGTATGTCCAACTGATTGATAGATATACAAAAAAGAATATAGTAGAATGTGAGATATTCGAATCCTTCTCAGGTTTAGAGAAAAGAATGAACCTCAAGGAATACGAAGAGTACAAAAAAGAAGAAGTTTGGGCTGTAGGTCAGAATATATTTGAGAATGAAAAAGAAGCAGAACAAGCGGCTCAAGCTGAGAATCAAGCAATGCAACAGCAGTACCTTGATCAAGCAGATCAAGCTGTAGTACAGGGGCTTCGTATTGATGATGTTCCTAAGCCAGAACCAGTACAGCCCGTTCCGTATACAAAGGGACAGCTTGTTGATGGGGGTATAATCCAGAAGCTACAGTTTAATGTAGCCAAACCTTATAAGTATCGTATCTTAGGCCATACTCTGATGAAAGAAGAAGAACTCCCGGGGTACCATTTTCCAATTGTACCTATAATTTCTAATCACAACCGAACTCCTTATCCCACATCTGATGTAGCCTTAGCAAAGGGACTACAGCAGTATATTAACAAAGTAAAAGCAATAACAATTGCTCACTCACAAGCATCAACTAACCTCAAGGTATTGCTACCAGAAGGTTCTGTTGACATGGATGACTTTGAAGAAAAATGGGGAAGACCGAGTGTTGGTATTCAGGTAGACTTCTCTGAAGGAAGTCCCGTAGTAGCCCAGCCAACACCACTTAGTAATGAACTGTTCGCTGGTGAAGCAACAGCCAAGAACGACATTAGTCATCTCCTTGGATTATACGAACTAAGTATGGGAAATGCTTCTAATGCACCTGATACACATAAAGCTACTATTGCAATTGATGAGTTCGGACAAAGAGCTATCAGATCAAAACTACTTGATGTAGAAATAGGACTCACAAGGATAGCTACTGTAGCACTTGCCTATATACAAAAGTATTATACCACTGAGAAGATTTTTAGAGTAATGCAACCCAATAACAGCATGTCAGAATATGTTGTGAATAAAAGGCTTGTAGACGATAAAACAAAAGAGATACAGATAATCAACAATATTACCATCGGAGCATACGATGTTGTCGCTGTGGCAGGAAGTACCTTACCCACAAACCGATACGCTGAATTAGAAATTCACACGGATGCATACGAAAAGGGTATTATTGATCAAGTCGAAGTACTAAAGAAGACTGAAGTTTATGATATGGAAGGTGTCCTGCAAAGGACAGATAAAGTTGGTCAACTTGAAGCTGCTTTAGGTGAATCACAAGAGAAGGTTAAGGAGTTAGAAGGAGACTTGCAAACCAGAGACAGAGAAAGTGTGAACCTTAAGAAGCGTGTAGAAGTTGAGAAGTTTAAAGCCGACCTAGATATGATCAAGAATCGTATGCAAGCTTCAGAATCTCTCTTTGGTGATAGACTGAACGATATCCTATCTCAAATCAAGTCACTTAGTAGTGACACCAAAAAAGATAAGGAAAAAGAATAATGGCACAAGATGATTTAACGGCTGCCTTCGGCACACCCGTAGAGCCAGAACCCGCACAAACAACTGATATTATAGAGGACATAGCAAAATCTGTTATACCTGAGAATATCTTTAGTGCACCTCAATTACCTGCCACAGAGCCAGACGGGACACAGCCAACTGTTACTCCCCAAGCTGAACCTCAAAGTACAGATAATAAAAATGATCAAAAACGATTTGAGTATTGGCAAGCACAAGCTGCGAAGCTCCAAAACCAACTGAACGAAGTAGAACCATATATGCCTATGGTTGCTAAATACAAGGAAACTGGTGTACCTCCAACAGCCGAACCAGCGAAAGTTGAACCGACTAAAGAGTTCCCCCAAGCTCCTGAGCAACCTAAGAAACCATATAGCTTTACTTACACAGAGGCAGAGGACCCAAACAGTGCAACAAGTCAATATCTCAGAGACATGGAAGATTGGCAATCAGGAATGCAGCAATGGACAGTATTAAAAGGTCAGTATGACTCAGCTATCATGAAAGAACAATATGATAAACTGAGTGAACAACTGACTGGGTTCGTTGAAAAACAGAACAAATCTGCTCAAGACCAAAGGGCAGCTACAGAAGCTGCACAATACGTCGAAGCTAATTTCGGAATGGAATCTGACGCTGCACGAGAATTCGTACAGTGGGGTTCTGATCCTGCTAATCTTAAGATGGAAAATTTAGTAAGATTATTCTTAATGGGTAAAGGCGTTAACATGCAACAGACGCAAGGAATACCTCAACCTCCGCAGCAACAGCCAAGCGGTGCTTTTTTACAGAAGTCACAGGCAGCTCAAGCTACTCAGCCGTTGAGTCAGATTCCATCAAATGAAGCTTCAACAACTGAAACTGATATGATAAATGATGTGTTTGCGTATGATAAGGCTGCTAATCCTTTTGGATAAAAATTAGGAGGTAGTTATGGCTATTTCAACACTTCAACATAATTCTACGACCCCTTATGTGGCATCTAGTGGTGTCTCTATTGATAACACTCGTAGATTATTTAACTTTGGAGAAAGGGTTGCAGAACTCGACCCTATCATGTCTCCGTTCTTTACGTATCTGTCAAAGCTACGAAGAGACCCGACTGACGATCCAGTATTTAAGTTCTTAGAGGAACGCCATCAATGGCAAAGACGTAACTTTGAAATGGGTGCGACAGAAACAACTTCTGCTGCTAACGTTCATGGTGCCGCTTTTGAAGCTGGTGATGAAATGTTCTTAACATGTCACTATGATGTTTATGGAAAACTATCAGGTACAACTGATAAAATCTGTGAATTTATAGTTCCCGGACAGGTATTAGCTATAAAAGCTGATTCTGGGATAGTATATCGTATTTTGGTAGATAAAGACTGTACAATAGTAAGAACAGCAAGTGCTTTTGCTACTGCTGAATCAGCACAAGCATGGGCTGATGGTGATAAAGTTATTCACCACGATTCAGCTAATGGACTTACTGGTTTATCTGCTGAAGGTATAACTGTTACTGGTGTGACAATTCCTATTTCTACAGTATTTACTGATGGTAACAAAGGTCAAGTGATTGGTACTGCGTTCCCTGAAGGTGCTGGAACTCCCGTTGGTTGGAGAGATGAACTGTCAGATATCGAAGGATACTGTCAGATATTCAGAACAGCTATGCCAATGATGTCTGGTACTCAGATGTCCACAAGATATCGTGGACGACCTGATGAATGGAAGAGGGTTTGGGCTAAAAAACTGAAAGAACATAAAATGGATTTAGAGCATGCTTCTTTATTCGGTTATGGTAAATCAGCCGTAGATGAATCTGCTAGTTCAGCAGCTCCTGTTCGATACTCATGGGGAATGATTCCTTATGTAGACCTTTATGGGAAAAGTTATAGCTTCAGTTATGCTTCTAGTGGCTACGATGCCTTCTTGGATGCTATGGAAGACTATTTTGCACCTGAAGGTGGGAACAGTGGGAATAAACTTGTATTAGCTTCAAGGAAAGTTATTTCATTCTTGAATAGAATGGGTGACAGTGGTTTCTTGAAGAATACAGTTGGTTCTAGTGCATACAGACTTGATGTACAGAATATTAAGGGTGCTTTCGGGCATGAAGTCACTAAAGTTAGTAATATCTTTGGTAATCTTCACTTTGTTTCTGATCCGTTGCTTCGTGGACCTTGGGAAGACTATGCAGTTTGTGTAGACCTTGCTAACGTTGCGTGGAGACCTCTGATTGGTAATGGCAAAAGTCGAGACACTTTCATTAAAACTAATGTGCAGGACAACGGTTCTGATGGTCGAGTAGACGAGATTCTTACAGAAGCTGGTTTAAAGATTGATCTTGCTGAAACTCATGCAACATTGAAATTTAGTTAAGGAGGTATGTAATGGCTGTAATAGGAATTAAAAGTGGAACTATCACTGATGGAACCACTCATGCTAATGCCTCTGCTTATCAGAGATGGTTAGAAAACAATGAAGGTGGAACTTCGTATCTTTCGACACCAATCATAGACCCATCAGATACTGATGCAGAGATTGTATCTCCCGGAATACCGGGAGCCCTAGTAAATGGAAAGAAAATCGTAGTTGGTTTTAATACGACTACTGCTGGTGCAGCTGTAGCTTCTGACTTTCATATTGATGGAAGTCTTGATGGTAAAAACTGGGTAATGATTGGTTCATCTCTTGATGATGATACAACCCCAGCTTCTACTGGTGTACAGTTGTATACAGTTGATCTGTCATTGTATACTCTTCCTTGGTACAGATTATCATGGAATGACGGTACAGATGATGTTACTACTTGGCAAGGAACGTTCTTTGTTGGTGGATTAGCTGCTGGTGGAAATGTTGGATTAGATGTCTATGCTACTACGAGTAAAATCGGTGGAGTAGGACCTGATCCTTCATAGGAACAAACAAAATGATGGGGTCGCTTCGGCGGTCCCATCTAAACTAAGGGAATTATGGCAATAGCAACACTAGGAGCAAGATTAGCAGACTACACTGGGACAGTGTCGGCTGGTTGCGATCAGAACAACATGTTCACTCAGGCTATCAGGATGATAACAGATAAGCTGCCATCTAGTCTACTTGAAACTGGTTTTACAGCTATTCCAATAGTAGAGAATGCCAATGCAGTTATTGATATTGTATCTGGCAGATTTTTACGTGCTTCACGAGCAGAAGAAGTTTCTGCACAAACTAGACCATGTAGAGTAGTTACACCTGATGATTTTCAATCAATGTCATCTACTGCTTCTATCTTTAGAGCTAGTGCTTTGAATCCAATAGTAACGGTATATAGACGA